ATGAAAACCTTACATGACATCCCGTGTCCGAAGTGCGGTCATCCGATTTCTGCGCATACAGTCAACGCTCGCGTGAATGGGCATTGCGGAGTGATACGAATAAGTGAAACAGATACTTCTAAAATCATTGAATGCCAGTGCGAATATTCGAGCAATGCGGCAGTGCTTGCTTTCATCGAGAAGATTGAAACGAAGTCCGCAAATTTTGAGCAGGTTATCAACAAGGCCATCGAAGCAGTTCGAGCAGATGACCGACTGAAGGAAACGGTCACCATTGAAGAGAATGCTCCGCTTGCGCTTACGCAAGTTCAACTCGAAACGCAGATCGGGACTCTGCGATGGGTATTGAAAATTATGCAGGACGGTGAATGATGGCTAAAGAAAAGTTCGTAGACCACAAATTCAACAGGGCCAGCTTGGAACTGATCAACACGGCGGACAAGATATTGACCGATTACGCCAGACAGGGCTATCGCCTGAGCTTGCGCCAGTTGTACTACCAGTTGGTGGCGCGGGACATCATCGAGAACACGGTGAAGAGCTACAAGCGGATCGGCAACCTGGTCAGCGATGCGCGGTTGGCGGGACTGCTGGATTGGGACAGGATCGAAGATCGCAACCGCGAGGCGGTTATCCCAGTGGCGTGGAAGTCTCCTGCCCAGATCGTGCGAGCGGCAGCGCAACAGTTCCGTGTGGATCGCTGGCAAGGTCAACCCTGCCACGTGGAGATCATGGTCGAGAAAGACGCGCTGAGCGGCATCCTGGAACCAGTGTGCCGAGAGTTGCACATCCGTTTCACAGCCAATAAAGGCTACAGCAGTTCATCGGCCATGTACGAAGCGGGGAAACGCATGGCACGGGCACAACGCTACGGGAAGGATGTTCACATCTTCTATTTTGGAGATCATGACCCTAGTGGCATTGATATGACGCGGGACATTGATGAACGCCTGGCAATGTTTGCAGAAACACATCATATCGAAGTGCATCGCCTGGCGTTGAACTGGGAACAGGTCGAGGAATGGCAACCGCCCGAAAATCCCGCCAAAGAAACAGATAGTCGCTACGAGTCCTATCGTGAGCAGTTCGGCGAATCATCCTGGGAACTGGATGCGGTTGAGCCGCGCACGCTGGCCAGCCTGGTCCGTGATCATGTTCAGGAATTGATCGACCAGGATCAATGGGACGAGGTGATGGAAGAAGAACGGCGGATGCGCGAAGAGTTGCAATCCTTCGCGGATGAATACGAAAACCGAGAGGATGGTGAGTGATGGCTACAAAGACACCTGAAGAAATTGAAGCCCTGAAGGCGAACTGGCGCAAGGATCCCTGCTGGGATATTGAAGACACGGAAGGCTTTGAAGAGATCAAAGCAGAACTGGAACTCTATCGTCTCGAATTCGAAGCAGAGTGTGAAAGAAGAAACCAGGAAGAGAAAGCCAAGCGCGCAGAGATATTCAAGGCGGAGACTGGGATCTCTGATCCTAAGCTGATGGATAGCCTGAACTCGTTTAGCGAGATCGCACAATTGATTGTGCTTGACCCTGTTTCTGCCAACGCATTCGCTACGTTATTGCTGGCTGCACAGATGAAGCGCATCGCCGATGTCCTGGAAGCAAATGATGGAGATAACGGCTTCCTGGTTTCATCCATTGGTAGATACGAACATTAGCGGGATTCTTTCTGCTACTGCAATTTATTCGGAGGCGCAATGAACGAAGGTTGGCTGATCGCAACTGTGTTTTTTATCGAGGTGTCGTTGCATTTTATTTGCGACACTGAAAAGCTGCTGGGGCGCAAGTTGCATCCCATCATTGCCTACGTTTTAGGAATGCTTGCGGTGATGGTCCCGTTCTCGTTTTGGCTTCTTGAATACGGCGACTGTGGGCGGATGCATGTTTTCTGGGCGCTGTGGAAAACGATTGTTGCTGCGGGCGTGGCAGTGCTGTTGAGCTATGGCGTTGAGTCAATCACGGATCTGTTGTGGAAGGAAAGGCACGCCACCGAGCGAGAGACCATCCTGGCTGATCAGGTGAAGAATGCCAAGAGCAAATAAAGATTTGACTGAATTGCGTGCCGCGTTTGAAACCATTGCGGCACAGGTGGCAGTGATCCGCAACGCAATGCCAGTGACCATCCTGCGGGTGCAGCAGGCGCGTCAACGCACTGGGCTGACCAGCCTGCTGTCCCCTGCGCTGGATGAGTTGGACGGTATGTGCCAGGCAGTGGACGCAATCGGCGAGCAGGTCACCGCCACGCTGGCAGAGTTGTTGGAGTGGTGATGGCGCTCTTTCGTTTTCAATGCAGTAGTAGTAAGAATCGCCATTCTCCCATTTCCCTGCGTTGTGGCGGGCGGGCGCACGCCTCGTAGAAAACGATTGGTGGCCGTCAAAAATCATGCAACATAACATGGGGTTATGTGGCACGGATCAACGGGGACGGGGGGTGGGGTGGTTTCACTTCTATTTTTTTCGGCGGGCGGCTCGGTAAGTGTCCAGAAAAATCCGAGTAGTTCTGGAAAAACGCCCTGGAAGTTTCGGTAAGTTCATCGGACGGTTGAAAAATTCTGCAAGTTTTGGACGGAAAAATGACGATCATAGATGACATCAAAACACGGATTGACCTGGTAGACCTGATCCAACAGGATGCGACGGTGCGGCTGCGCAAGAGCGGCAAGAACTGGACAGGGTTCTGCCCGTTTCACAGCAACACCCACACGCCTGCGCTGATCGTTTTTCCTGACACCCAAACGTGGCATTGCTTCTCCTGCCATGTTGGAGGGACGCAAATCGACTGGATGCTTCAGAAGAACAAAGGCTGGGACGTGAAAGAAGCTATCCGAGAGTTGGCGCGGATTGGGCAGATCCCCATGGGTGATGTAGACGGTCCCGAATTGAAGCAACGGTTGGCGGTGCGTGCTCGGGAAGATGCGCTGACGATAGCCGCTCGCATATTTTCGCAATGGCTGCTTGGCAAAAAGGATGAAAAGGGGAATGTGGTTTATGGTCCTGACGAAGAAGCGCTGGCCTACGCTCGCTCACGCGGGTGGAACGATGAAACGATTGCCGCCTCTCGGTTGGGATTTAGCGGGCGGGCTACTGCTGCTCAGGTGGCAGAGATGCGCGGCGAGTTCGACCTGAACGGCATCAAGCACGATTCCCCCGAAGCGGTGATGATCCTGGGCTACAAGGGCAACGTGGCAAAGTGGGCACAGGCTCATGGAATTGATCCACGATCATTCAAAGAGACGCACGTCCACGGGATGATGGAAAAGCCTGGGATAGTCTACGCGCACAAACTGAACGGGCGGATTGCGTACCTTTCGCGGAGGCAGTTGCCAGGTCATGACATGATCAAGGATTTTGAAACAGGCCAGGAACGAGAATGGAAATCGTTCAATGGTTATGCCAGCCTGGCAGGGGAGAAGGTCCCGTTTTTCAATCACATGCATTTGCGAGACCGCTCGCGGATCGTGATCGTGGAAGGCCAGGGCGATGCCATCACGCTTGGACAGTGGGGCATTCCAGCAATGGCGCTGTGCGGATCATCCTGGAAGAACCTGGATGAATATATTCAGGTCTTGACCGCCAAGGATAGCAACGGCGAACCGAAGTATGAATCGATCTATTTCGCCACGGATGCAGACACGCCAGGCGAGGCGGTGGTGACGGGAACGGGGCAGGATAAGGACAAATTTCCGCTGACTACTGCTTTTGGGCCGATGCTGTGGGTGGCGCGCTGGCCGAAGTTCAAGTGGACGCGGCCTGATGGCCATCAAAAGGTCAGTAAAGACGCGAACGATCTGGCGATGTATCACCAGGACGAGAAGATCGAGCCGCTACTGCAAGAGTCGAACGTTAAGAACGTTTTCGACAAAGCGGAACCGATCGTGCTGATTGCATCTCAATGGGCAGGTCGCAAACAGGGAGCGGAACGCAACAAGATGTTGGAGATCGTGTTGCCGTTGATCGCTCGGATGCCAACGAATGCCAGGAATGATTATCGGCTGAAGCTGGCGAAGGCGTTATATCCCGAAGATCTGTTCCCTGAATATAAAGGCGCGCCGCTTCGCCCGTTCACGAAATTGATCGGGGATGAGTTGAAGGACAAGAAGGGCGAGGACGACAAGCCCGTCGAGATCGAGGAGACGATTGGCGGTTGGTATCCCGTGAATGACGAGGGCACCGAGGGATACCTGATCGAGATGATGTACGACACGAAAAATGGCAAGGCGAATTTTGCCTACGCTCACATCTGGTTCAACGGTAAGGTGACACGCGAGATCGGGACCGCCAATTTCCTGGACATCAATGGGATGCGATATGTGCCGATGATCGATGACAACATCCGTTATGGGACGGTGCGCCTGCCAGATATGCTGGGCGAGAAACGATCCATTCGGGAATTACTGGCGGAGATCAGGCTGTTCGTTGATCGGTATTTCGTCCTGGACAATTCGATCCACGCCATTCAGTTGGCACTCTACGCAGTGTTCACATGGGTCTACGATGCATTCCCCTATCTGCCTTATCTGAGCGCACGCGGCGGGCCTGGAAGCGGCAAGAGCGAGTTGATGCTGCTGATCGGGCGAGTGTGCTACCGCATGATGACCACGGCAGGGCTGACGAGTATCGCAGGCTTCAAGGGCATGGCTCATATTTACAAGGGCACGCTCTTGATCGACGAGGTGGATCGAGCGATGAAGGGAGGAAACAAGGACGACCGCGGCGAGCTGCAGGCGCTGCTGAACGTGCGAGCGATGAAGGAACAGGCTCGCATTGTGACGATGATGGATGTGCTCAAGGCAGATGGAACGCATACATTCAGACCGACTACCACGTTCGTTTATGGACCGACCCTGCTGACGGGATACAAGCCATTCACAGACCCCGCCACCGAGAGCCGCTGCCTGCCATTTAGCTTGTTCAAGCGAGACGTGAAGGATCTGCTGGCTCACAATCCACCTATTGAACCAGGTGTGATCCCGCCGCAGTTGGAGGATGAAGCACGACAGTTGACGAACAAGCTGCTGTTCTTCAGGCTCAACACCTGGCTGCCGCGTATCGAAGTGGAACCGAACGTACATTTGACCGATCCGCGGGTGAGCGCACGCATGAACCAGGTGATGCGTCCGCTGAAGGTGTTGGCACATTTACAAGGCGATAAGGATCTGATGGCGGATCTGAACATGGTGGCCGAGATCAACTTCGAGATGGAACAGGGCAGGGAGAGTGAGTCATTCGAGGCGATGGTGTTCCGCGCAGTAATCGCAGCGGATGAGGATGAGGAATTCGCCAAGTATGTTCAGAATGGAAAGTTGGGCAAGTTCGGGCCTTGCCGTTACATACTGGCAAAAGACCTGGCCATGATCGTGAACACGATCATGGATACAGAGAATTTCGGGGACGGCACCCAGCGGAAGAAGGATGAAGGGGTGACGAGCAAGACGGTAACGAGCTATTGTCGGGATCTGTTCCGATTGCCAACGGAGCGCAGCGGCTCGAAGGGCGGCGGTGTGGGGATCGTGCTGGACGCCGAGAAGATCGCCGCTGGCAAGTTCCGCTTTGGTATCGAGGATAAGAAACCCGAGCCTGAGCCAAAACAACTGGAGATGAATTCATGAGGATCATGAGGATGTATGAGGCAAAAACGGTGTACGGGGGGAGGAATTTGTTTTGTGTGGCTGAAACCACTACAAAACAAATTTCAAAGGGTATTTTCCCCAAAAACACCCTCATATTCCCTCATGACCCTCATGTTTTTGTAATTGTCTGACAAGTTTAGCGGAAAACATGAGGTTCATGAGGATGTATGAGGATACATAAATTAAAGGTTTTTATTTGCTTTGCAGTATTGGACGGCGCGGCCGCCCGAAAAACATGAGGCAAGTATGAGGATGTATGAGGAAGAAGGCTGATATGACGAAAAAAGACGAACGGAAATCTCACCTGATTGATGCGATCCTGGCGTGCTGGAAGATTTGGGGACGGTGCGGGTCGCCGATGGAGTTGATGCAGTTGACGGATTTTTCCTATCACTCGATTTACAACTACCTTGTGGAGTTGGATCGGGAGGGGATTGTCAGCGGGTACGCGGATGGGGCGAAGAAGGTGCGCGTGGTGGCGGGGGGACGTCCTTCAGCGGAGATGCTGGATAAGGTGAGGGCGGGAGTGAAGCCGCTGCGGTATTCGGATATTTTTCCTTCCCAGCGCGGGATGGAGACGGGGATGCGGCGCGGGATGTACCGTCCGCGGCGGGAGAAGCGGAAAACGGTCAAGGCGGTGACGGCGGCGGTGGGGCCGAATCCGAAGGCTCAGGTGTGGGGCGACGGTTGGTATTTACGTCGAGATTATGTGCAGACGGCGGTCAGCGAGCAACGGTCAGATAGTGATCGGAGATCGTCGGTTAGCGATCAGCAAGAAGGAGGCTGAAATGTTTGATGAACCTAGGAACTGGAAATGGATGACGCCGAGCGGGGCGACGGTGGTGCTGTTGGTGGCGTGGATGCAGACGGCGGCGTGGATGGGGCAGTGGTCGCTGATCTGGATCGGGTTGGCGGGGGTGTGCGCGGTGGCGGGGATCGCTAACCTGGTGCTGTATGTGCGTCACCACGGGGCGAGCGCGACGGAGCGGATTTTGGTGGCTCGAAGCGTGACGCCGCAGGTGCGGATCGCGGAGGCGTTTCAGAAGATGCACCCTGAAGCGCAGGCATATTATGCCCATCATCAGCGGATCGTGTGGCGCTATAAGTATTTGCCTACGGTGGATTTGGTGGATTATGTGCTGGATGAAATCCCCAGCGTGCACATGTCGTTTGTGGCGTTCCTGTTGGAGAACAGTACGTCCAGGTCGCTGATGCCGATCTCGATGGCCAGCGAGGGTGCGTATATGTTTGACCCGTCGAAGACGGTGACGGACCGCCAGCAATATAACGATTTTGTGCTGTGGTTGCAGGCGCACATGATGGCGACGCAGGCATTTGGCAATCAGTCCGCGGCGTGGTTCCCGCCCTACGGGCCTGAGATGCTGCGTCATCGATTTGGGCTGGATGTGGAGGAGGGGACGGGTGAGTTGGGGAAGGTGGCGGAGCGCGCGGAGGCGTGGAAGGCGGAGAAGATTGAAAGTCAAAAGTCGAAGGTCGAAGGTCGAAAGGCGGATGACTCCATTCCTGAGTTGACGGAGGAGGAGGTGCGGGCGCACGAGGCGGTGCGGTATCAGTATGATGCGATGCACGGAAATAAATGACGCCCATTTGGGCAGGAGTTGCGACAACGACCTAAATGAGCGTCGGGTCGAATTATATCAAAAAGGAGTTGCGTGCTATGAATAAAAATATGGTTCTGCCGATCCTTGGTTTTCTCTTGATCACCCTGTGTTTTACTTCCGTAGTTGGATGGATGATCTATACAGTTAATCAATGGATGAACGATCCGTCGTATCAGGCTGCGCTTGTTGCGGATGTGTCCACTACTGATGCGAGCACGGTTGACTGGAGCGCGGTGGATTGGCAATCTGTTTTCCAGGTGGCTGGATGGATCATTGCGCTGATCGTGGCGTTTCTGGTACTGAAATGGATATTGGATAGCGGCCACGCGCTGACGATTTTCATCATCCTGGGCGGCATTGCGTTGATTGTGTTGCTGGCGAATGTGTTCGTGTATGGCGATAAGAACGGCGACGGCGAGGGGGATGTGATGGTGCTTGCGGCTGTTCAACCAACGGGAGATTTGACCACCGACCAGGGATACGCCGAGGTGAATTCAGACAATGCTATGGCGAACGTGAAAAATGCGGCGAGTTTTACGATTTACGCGGGCATGATCCTGCTGGGCGTGATCGTGTTTTCTGGCGTTGCGATTGTGGTGAAGGCCAGAGGTTGAGATGAGCTATATGAGGCTTTTCTATACCAAGCAGCCATATTGGATGCGCAAGGAAATCGAACTTGCAAACGCAATGCTAAAAGAAAAGTTCCCAGATTATCCAAGCGCGAAATTTGTATTCCAGAATGGCCGTATGGAACTGGTCAATGCACCTGATGATGTGTATCAGGACATGATTGATGCGTCGATGGAAATTGAGTGATAAAGGAGATTCGAAATGACTATCAAATTCGGTTTGGATATGGGGCAGAGTTCGTTGAAGCTGGTGGGGGCGGCGGGCGGGTTGGCGTTCCCTTCGCAGACGGCGTTGTTTGCGCGGGATGTGCAGGATTTCGGCGCGGGCGGTAAGCGCAAGAAACCTGTGATCGTGGAAGGGGAGTTCGGGAAGTTGTGGGTGGGGCACAATGCCCACGTCTATGGCGACGCGGTGGAGAATATGAGCTATGAGCGCCTGAGCGAGAGCAGCGAGATCAAGGCCGTGTTCTGCGGGGCGTGGACGGAGTGGATGAACCGCAACGGCGCCATCGCTGAACCTGTGCGGCTGGTGATCGGCCTGCCGTTTGAGATGCTGTACGGGGATCGGGCGACCGTGACCAGGTTCCGCAACTCTCTGAACGGGTGGATGGTGGGGACGCATTCGTGGATCGCAAACGGGAAACCGTATCAGGTCCAGGTGGAGGCGATCTATCCGTATCCGCAGGCGTTGGGCGCGCCGATCGATTATGCGGTGACGATGGACGGTCAGAGCGCGGGTGCGGAGTTCGAGCAGGTGCTGGCGCGGGAGTGCGGGACGATTTCCATCGGATCGAAAACGGTGGAATTACTGGTCAACAAGCGCAACGAGAGCACGCACAAGTTCAACGCGGGGAAGCCGATTGGCGTGCGGCGTTTGTGGAAGCGTCTAGACCCGAGCGGGCGGTATACGTTCGGGGAGTTCTGCGAGGCGCTGGAATCCAATGACCTGCCGATGGATTGGGACGTGGACGCGCACCTGGACTCGTGGATGGAGGAAATCCGCGGGTACGTGAACGATGTGTGGGGCGATGCGTACCAGCGTTTCCATAAGGTCTTCATGGTGGGCGGCGGGGCGATCCTGTTGCAGAACCGTTTGAAGAAGAAGTTCAACGGGAAGGCGGTGTTTGTGAGTGATCCTGTGATGAGCATCGGGCGCGGGATGTTCAAGGCGGGGTTTGCGATCAAGTAGACCCCCATCGACCTTCGGTCCCTTCCCCCATTTTCAAAGAGCGAAAATGGGGGAAGGGGGCTGATGATTGTGAGGAACTATGCCAAGAAAAAAAGATGCAATCAAGAGCGAGCGCATCCGCTGGGATGGGAACAGGAAGCGCGGGGTGAGCGAACGGTATGACCGTGTGTTCGCCTGGAACGATGCGAATGGGGGGGATAAGTTTGGCGCGGTGTGGGAACTGGTGGCTTCGGCGCTGGCAGGGGAGTTGGGGAGCGCGGTGCAGGAGGCTGTCAGTTCGGGCGATACGGTCAAAACCATGGAGGCACTGGGCGATCTGCTCGGCGCTTTTGGTGATGAATAAGTTACGGTTAAAAAAACTTCCGCCATTTTTGACAGGTAAGAATTCTGCCTGCGCTCGGACAGGTGCGCGCATGGGGGCGCGAGCAGTGGTAGGGGAGGGGACACGGCGTAACCGCCTGGCCCTCAGCAACCGCCTCACGCCCCAGACCTCGGCATATCTGCCAGAGTTCAAGGGCGTGGGCGGAAGGCCGTGAAGATCAGTAATCAGAAAGGAGATTGTGATGCGAACAATAAACTATCACGGAAATGTATTGAGCGAAAAACATTACATCCTGCCTGCCAATGAAGATGATCTGGCATTGCCGATCATAAAAACTCCATGCTATGTGCGTCCAGGTGAAATTGATCTGACGTTTTGCACGCAGGAGGATGCGAAGGTGAAGGTTTGTCCTGAATGCGGTTGTGACGTTATTTTTGCAACCATCGGCGGCGATATGAATGTATCCCACTGGCATTGTCTGCGCGGTCACGACTGGAACACTGAGCGTGGGATCATATTTATTTCGCAGATGGAATTGTTTGTGATGGAGGCCGAGAATGCCAGCGTATAACTTTCAAAAGCAGTTTGTGCCCTTGATCCTTGATGGCTCAAAAACGCACACGATCAGGCGGCGCAGGAAATACCCCACGAAGGTGGGAGATATTTTGTCGCTGTATATTGGTCAGCGGACGAAGAATTGTCAGTTGATCGCCGAGGTTGTTTGCGTTGATGTTCTTCCGTGCGTGATCTGGCCGTGGGAAGAGCGTTTTGCGGCCCCCATCCATACATCCATTTATGATTTTTTCAAAAGTGATGGGTTTACGGATGCGGAATCGTTTTTCAATTTTTTCAAACGATACAAGCAGGACCGTCTGGATGATTTCGAGATCATCTATTGGGACCCGAAGAAGATGATCAAGGCGGATGAGTTTATTTCGCGGCAATGCAAATGTGCGGTTGTAGAGGTGAAACATGAAACACGCTGATGCTCTGTTGATTGCGCAGGGATTGGTGGAACGATTGGCTCCTGCCTGTACACGGATTGAGATTGCTGGCTCGATCCGCCGCGGGATGTCGGAAGTGAAAGATGTTGAAATCGTGGCGATCCCTGATCTGACACCGTTGCCGCCACCAAGGCCGATGTTCGGCCAGCCGCGTCCACAATGGCACAAGACCGCGCTGGATAAGTTGGTCTTTGAAATGTGCCTGGAAGGCTGGATGCGTCCAGAAAAGAGCGGCGAAAAATATAAGAAGTTGATCGTTGATCCAGAACATTTCGGCATTGATCTAGGATTTATGCGGAACAAGATAAATCTGGACCTGTTCCTGGTGACGCCTCCAGCCGAGTGGGGCGTGCAGATGGTGATCCGCACGGGTCCTGCGGATTTCAGTCATTGGTGCGTGACGCGGATCAAGGTCGGTGGTGGGTTGCCGAATCATCTCATCGTAGAGGATGGAGCGGTGGGAGATCGTGTGGCTACGGATAAGGGCGAGGCGCGCCGCGGGATCATCCCTATGCCTGAGGAGATCGACTTCTTGAACATCCTGGGCTTGGGCTGGATCGAGCCTGGCGAACGGGAGGCGAGATGGCGCAAATGATCGAGGTCGAGAACATCGTCACCAAGGATTGCAGGCGCGTGCTGCACTTGATGTCGAATGTGGAGTATGCGGCGGATGTGCTGGCCAGCTTTGGCGCTCCTGATGACGTGCAGGCACGGATCACCCAGGAGGCGGGGGTGTGGCATCTGCGGGCGGAGTGGCCGTTCCGCGGTCCGCTGGAGATCGTGGCGGAGGGGTGGCCTGCGCCGAAGACGTTGCTCGTTTGGTCGCTTCAGGGAGAGCGGGTGAGCGTGGCGATCCGTGATGCGGCGGAGGCGTTCCACAAGTGGATGGGTCAGACGCCGCGGTTTGCGTTTGTGCGGTCGTTGCCAGCCAAGGCGGAGCGGTGGCAGGATGTTTATGACGTGATGTTGCTGGACGCCGAGTGGATGATGGCTGAATGTGTGGCTGTTGGCGGTTGACCCCACCTACCCCACCCCTGGCCCCTCCCCATTTTCAAAGAACGAAAATGGGGAGGGGAAATTCGGACGGAGGACGAATGAATAATCTGGACGGTAAATCAGTTTTGAATGTGGAGATGTTCAAGCACTGGAAATGCCAGCATGGGCATTTGATGGGTGTGACGCAACGGGTGCGGGAGACGTTGCAGGTGAACGGCAAAACCATCCGTTATTACACGACACAGTTGTTGTTGTTCCGCTCGGCTGTAGACCTGGCGAATGTCCCTGCGGTGATCGAGGTGGCGGGTTCGGGGAATGGAAAAATCCTGAGCATCGTTTGGCGGTGCTCGGTGTGCGACTCTGTGCGGGAGTGGCACGCCGAGAAGCACCTGGTGGAGTTGTTGGCGGCCACGTATTTGGCGGAGTGAGAATGAAAAAATTTAGTATACATGAAGCGCATCCTGGCTCTAAAGCATGGAAGATTGAAGAGCAATATCAAAAGCCGATTGGAAAGATCATTCTTGATTTATCTGCAAGATATTCTCGCAGGGGAATATTGATGATCTTGGGCATTGATAAAAAGCAGTATAGAAAATACCGCCCGCCCGAATTGCTTTTGAAAAACCTGGAGAAAACTCGCAATGGATCAGGTAAGGAAAGTTTCCGAGAATATTTTGACATTGATGAAGCGTTGATGTTGCGAGATAAAAAAAGACTGCCTTATGAAGTGGTGGCAAGTTATTATGGCATTTCTCGCAGGACGCTTTACACAATGCGTAAACGTGGAGAAATAAACTTTTTCCACGTTGGGAAAACTCGTGGAGGAAGATACGAAACAACCAAGCCTAAAAAATGGGATTTGCGCGCGCGTGAACTTGGTTATAGAAATGCAATCGAGCTTGTCCGCAATATGCGGATGGAGAAAAAAGCGTTTTCTGAAATTTCTGCCGAAACAAAAATACCCGTCCATGCTTTACTGGCAGCCTGCCCAGAAGAAGTGAAAGGTATTTACGTTTTGACTAAAGACGGATTAGAGAGGAAGAGAAAAGCGTTTTATGAAAAGACGCTCCCAAAAATAAAGTTGAAAATCTTTGAAGGCAAACATGCCTGGCAAAAAGGGAATAAAACTTGTGGTCGTGAAATATCAATAAAAAACTTCAACAAAGCAAAAAAAAGGTTATTCAAAAAATGAGATACATTGCTAATCTTATACAAAAATACATCAAAGCCGCTGGAGACTATCTTATTCAGTCGATCAAGCCAAAAATACAAAATAATAAATGTCAGATCAATTTGCTTTTCGATTGGGATTGTAAACAGCGCGGTTGGGAGCGTGAATATTGGTGTGAGAATTGCAAATCACGCTATCTGGAGCAGTAGGTATGAGCGACATCGCTTTCCATACGGCGGTTATGTATCACGGAATATCTATGCTGCCAAAACTTCGTGAACTGACAAGGGAACAAACAATCGCAGTCATGCGAGAAGCCCAAGAGCATAGCATACGCAACCCTTTGCATTTATGCGCGGATAAAAAATTCCTTGTGAAATCTTGGGGAGAAAATTTATTATCTGGAGCGCAAGTTATAGCGTTGCTTGTCTATGGTTTATGGGTAAGCGTTGACGAAACTGAAGAACGGGCATTGGGTCTGATGTCTGATTGGCAAGAAATAAAAACAGCCAAAATGATTGAGCATTGGATACCTGTGTTTGGTAGTGCTTCAACCAGTATTACTGAGTAGCGGCGCCATGCGCCAGGGTATAGGGGGCCTTGGCAGATCCGCCATGCGCCGTTACGGGGGTGGGAAAATGACATAAAACACGCGTTCTAAAATGCTTGACGCGGGGAGGAATTGGTTTTAAGATTGAGGCATACCTAAATTTTCTCCGCTGGCCTGGCATTTGGCGGGGCCCAAAATCTACGAGTAGAGCGCTCGTCGTGACATCAGTCACGGCGGGCGCTTTTTGTTTTCCAGTTCGTCCCCGAGGGAGCGGGGAACATTCCAAAAAGGAGTTTGCAATGAAAGGTTTTCGTCTGTTCGTTCTGTTCGTTGTTATGGTCGTTCTGGCGTTTGCAGTTGCGCCTGCGTTCGCGCAGGGTGTGGGACCCAGCGACCCGCCTGCCACCGATCTGACCCTGCCCGCTGAGTTGCAGGCGTTGCTCGCGATGGGCATTGGTTTCCTGGTGACGCAGGGCCTGAAGTCCCTGTCGAAGTTGCTCGGAGTTGATCTGAGCGGCTGGGGTGCGGCTATCACGGCGTCCATCGTTACCACCACCATTTATTTTCTTCATGCGATCCTTTCGGCGGTCCCTGCGAGTGCAGCGCCTTCCGTTGCGATTGGGCTGACATTGCTGGTGTCCGTTTTGGGCGCGTTCGGCGTCCATGCCACCATCAAGGGCTTCCAGCCTGCCGCGGCGTCGAAATAACTTTTACCAGTAAGGGGCGGGATCTCCCCGCCCCTACGGTGATTCTTATGTCATTGCCATTGACAGAAGGTGCATACAGCGTTTTATCGCAAATCCCCCTGGCTGGGATTGTTGTCGTTGTGGTGATCGTATTTCTGTATTACCTAGATAAATGGCTCAAGGCAGAACGAGAATCACGAACAGCAGAATCACAATCCATCCGCGAGTTCCTGTCGGAAGAGCGAAAACAGAATGCGGATTTCCTGCGAGAACAACGCGAGGCCAACGGCGTAACGATTGGACGCCTGGCAGACAAGATCGAAGCAATTGCAAAGGAAGTTACTACGTTGAGCAGCGCGCTCTCCGCGCACGATGCTCGCAGTCAAGAACGCTCGAAGGTGAAAGCATGAACTATTCATTCCCGACAGCTCCCAATTTACAAATCGCTCAGCGCTGGGGAAACATCAACGCGGCCATGTATCCCGCGCCAACGTACAAACACATGGGCGTGGATATTGCTGGCAAGGTTGGGTATTCGATTTTTGCGGCGGCCGATGGGGTCGTGGCGGATGTCAGTTTATATAACCAGCATGGATATGGGCGCTACGTGATCATCCAGCACGAGGACGGGATGTATGACACGCTCTATGCCCACCTGCACAAGGTCAACGTGATGATCGGGGATGCGGTGGTGGGTGGCCAGCAGATCGGCGAGATGGGCGGCCAGCCTGGGGATGATGATCCGATTGATGGAGCATCGAGTGGGGCGCATCTCCATTTCGAGTTGATCCTGCCGAATCAGCCGAGTATTGAGTTCGTCAAAACGTGGAAAGGCTACACGGTTGACCCACTTCCCTACCTGACGCGGCGCGCATTCGGCGAGGCTGGATTGACTGGCACGGTACTTGCCAGCAGCCTGTACATCCGCAGTGCGGCCAGCGTTGCGTCTCCATCGTTGGGGGGCGTGGCGAGAAACGATGTGCTCAAGATCGTGGAGCTGATCGACGTGGGGAGTGATCAGTGGGCGCGGTTGTGGTCCCTGCGGCCAGAATATGTGGCGGTGAAATACGCTGGCGATTTGCATATCAGCGTGAGCGTGAATTCCGCAACCACCAATCCGCCACCCGCTATACCGCTGGATGTGGAACGGTCGGTGCGGATGGATGAAGTGCAGCGGATGATCAAGTTCCTGGAACAGAGAAAGAGCGAGTTGAGCTAATGCCTATTTCGGCACCAGCCTATCAGTTGAAATTTGATCTGGACCTTCCTGAGGAAGAGTCCAATTCTGCTTTAAGCGCAGATGAAATTCGTATTCGATCAGAAGCTGCGCGCCATGAACTGGAAGGCGGCACTTTGTGGCCGAGCACGGGACAGGAAAGAATAGTCCCTGATTGGTACGAGAAATATCTCAAGCTGGTAGCGGGCGGTTGGTATTGGCGTGCGGCGGCATTGGTGGCCTGGCTCTCCCAGCCAAAACCGCGTTTCCCGAAGACGCAGGAAGAACTCGCAAAGATGCTCGGCTTGAGCAGCGATCGCCAGTTTTCGGTATGGCGCGCAAAGAATCCAGCCATCGACGCGCAGGTACGTGACATGCGTTATGCGATGGTCTACGAGGACTTGGGCGAGGTGCTTGCGGCGGGCCTTTCCGTGGCAAAGGAACATGACTACAAGGGCAGGGGCGACCGCGAGATGATCTACAAAATGGCGGGAATTCTTACGGACAAAATCGAAGCGGAGGTCTCCAGCAAATCGGCGGCGGACCTTTCGAAATTGTCGTGGGAAGAAAAATTGCATCTGGCAGGCCTGGATAATCCCGAGGCGTTGATGGCGCTTAAGAAGAAACTCAGCGAACAGCAACCCACCTTTGAGGCAGAAGATGAGTCCGCAGACGGCAACCAGGATTAGTCCTGCCGCCATGCAGGCGGAAATCGGTCAGATCCTGTTGGCGCAGGAAGATCTGGCGTTTTTCGCCGAGTACATGAGCATGGATGATGATGGTCATCCGTGGTATCACGCGCGTGAAATGCATCATCTGATGGCGCAGGAATTGCAGAAGGTGATTCTTTATCTGCAAACCGATGGCGCCGAGGGGACACAGTTCCTGATGATCCTGACGCCTCCCCAGCACGGCAAGAGCGCGATGGTGAGCCAGTTCTTTCCCGCATTCGCATTGGGCAAGCTGCCCAATTTGCGCATTCTGGAAGTCTCTTACGGTGCAGACCTCGCCACTACCAACAGCCGCATCGTACGCAACCTGATCGTTTCAGACCGCTACCAGGCTGTCTTTGGCAAACGTTCGGCAAGCGAGGAACCTGTCGTTTTGGCTTCAGATAGCCGATCTGTTTCGGCCTGGGATTTATCGGCTCCACATCGTGGCGGGATGATCGCAGCGGGTGTGGGCGGCGCCATCCCTGGGCGGGCGCGCGGGCTCGGGATTTTTGATGACCCGATCAAAGGTCACAAAGAAGCGGGCAGTGCTGAAGTTCGTGATGATGCCTGGGATTTCTACGTTTCTTCGTTGCGCGTGCGTATGCTCGCGGGCGTGGTCGTACAGACCCGCTGGCATCCCGATGATCCAGCGGGACGCATCATCCGCAACATGATCGAAAAACCGAACGGCGATAAATATCGCATCATCATGCTGCCTGGCATCATCGAGGAGGGCATGTTTGCCCAGAACCGAGAAGAGCAGCGCAGGTACATGCTGGATGGTGTGTATTTGCCGTTACGTGATCCGCTGGGGCGTGCGGTGGGTGAGGTGCTTTGTCCACAGATGCTGACGAAATCCGAAATGATGAAGATCAAGAGCACGCAGGATGAATACTATTTTTCGGCGCTCTACCAGCAGAGGCCCTATTCGAAGGACGGCCAGGCTTATAAGCGCGATTGGTTCAAGACCGTAACGAAACTCCCCGATGGCGTGACGATCAAGTTCATTGTCCGTCTGTGGGACAAGGCCAATTCGGTGGCAGGCGATTTCACGGCGGGCGTATTGATGGCCTATTGCTCGGATGGATTTTTCTACATCCTGGATATTGCCCGCAAACAGATGACCTCCTACGAGCGAGATCAGAAAATGCACAAGACCGCCGAAACGGATCGGGACCTATATGGCAAGGTCAACATCTGGCACCAGCAGGATCCTGGCTCGGCGGGAAAAGACTCTGCCGAGGCTACCAACCGCGTGCTGATGGGCTTCACTGCCAAATACGAGACGGTAACGGGCGATAAGGAAGACCGCTCAGGTCCGCTCGAAAGCGCGTTCCAGGGCGGGTTGGTGTACCTGCTGCAAGGCTCCTGGAATCAGGCCTTTATCGATGAATGTGTCGCATTCCCGCGCGGTCGTTATGACGACCAGGTCGACGCGGCGAGCGGCGCATATAACAAGTTGTTGGAAATGATCGGCAAGGACAAACCGAAGCAACAGGCGAAAGCGTGGCAAGGATAAATTATGAGCGACATTGAATTGGCTTTTGAGACTATCAAAAACAAACGCAGTGGCCTGGATACGCTGTGGTCGTATGCCAATGGCGGACAACCATTGAAATACAGCACCGAACGATTGGAAGAAGCGTTTGGTGATATTCGCACGCATTTTGAATTGAACTGGTGTTCGGTGATCGTTGATGCGACACTGGATCGTTTGAATTTGACAGGCTTCGATACGCGCAAGCCCGCAGTTGATCTGAAGTTGAAAACATTGTTTGCCAATTTGCATTTGGACATTGACGCGTATCAGGTGCACAACGCGGCGTTGGCAACCACCGAGGCGTTTGTGATTGCCTGGAAAACGGACAATGAGATCGAGCTGTATTACAACGATCCGCGGCTGTGTACAGTGATCTACGAGAGCGCTCGCCCAAAGGTGAAACGATTTGCGGCGAAGTGGTTTGTGCGGGATGACGGATCCAATGAGATCACGCTGTATTACACGGACCGTCTGGAGCATTGGGCCAGCGAAAAAAAGGAATCGGAGAAGGCCGATAGCTTTGAGCTGATGGACACAGAAAAAAATCCATTCGGGGTTATCCCCGTGTTCGAGTTTGCGTCTCCTGGCGAATTCGTAAAAGTCATCACCATGCAGGACGCGGTCAATAAATTATTCGCGGACATGATGGTGGCGGCGGAATTCGGCGCGTTTGTGCAGCGCTGGGTCATCTCGGAAAGCGACCCTGGACAATTGAAGAACGGCCCGAACATGATCTGGTGGATCCCCAGCGGCGATGGACAGAGTCAATCGGCGAGTGTTGGTCAATTCTCGCCTACGGATCTGCAAACGTATTTGCGGGCGATGGATCAGATCGCCAACAGCATGGCCATCATCAGCCGCACGCCGAAACATTATTTTATGGATTTGGGATCGAACATCAGCGGCGAGGCATTGATGTCGATGGAAGCGCCGTTGACGAAAAAAGTAAAAAGCCGCCAGCGCACGTTTGGCGCGCAATGGCAGGAGGTGGCATCGTTCCTGTTGCTGATGGAAGGCGAAAATATCAAGCCCGCAGACATCACCGTGCTGTGGGAACGGCCCGAGACGATCCAGGTCTACACCGAGGCGCAGGCGCGGCAGTTGGCGGTCAATTCTGGCATCCCGTTGATCACGGTCCTTCGCAAGGAGGGCTGGACAGATGTTGAGATCGAGAAAATGCAGACGGATCAAGAACTTCAGGACAAAGCTCGCAAGACGGTGGCGCAGGCTGTATTGAATGATCTGCGGATCAAGCAGGAACAGCAGAACGCTTTCAATGTTCAGGAACAGAACAATGCCGCGGCGGGAGGAACGAATGCCTGAAAGCAATGTCATTCAAACGCTGCAAACATTCCGAGCGCAAATGGATGCGCTGGATGAGTCGTTAATGCGCGATCTGGGAACATCCTGGATGCGGATCGAAAATCAGTTGTTGGGCGAGATGGCTGCACTGGCTGAGGAAATGGCGCGGCGGCGCGCCGAGGGCGAGGAGATCACCATTCAGATGGTGTACCGCTCCGAGAGAAACAAACTATTGCAGGAACAAATCGCCATTGAGATCCAGAAATACAACGAGAGCGCGGCAAAGACCATCAGCACTTATCAGGAGCGGGCGGCTACGTTGGGAATCAACTCCGCCAAGTTTTCCATTATGGCCAGCTACCCGAACGCATATTCGGCGGCATTCAATCGGATCAACATTGATGCGGTTGAAGCGATGATCGGTTTGGCGGGTGATGGAAGTCCGTTGTTCAATTTGTTGATGAAGGATTACGGCTCAGCGGTGCAGGGTTTATTGGATGCGTTGATCTCTGGCATTGCCACTGGCAAGGGCGTCAAAGAAATTGTCCAGGGAATGGTGGAAGGTTTTGGATTGGGCCTTGACCGCGCCTTGTTGATCGCACGTACAGAAACCCAGCGGGCGTATCGCATGGGGAGCACAGAGCAATATCGCCAGAGCGGCGTGGTGTCTGGTTTCATGCGCCTGGTAAAGAAAGAGGGCGCGTGTCTGGGATGTTTGCTGTTGGACGGCGAAATATTCACGACCGCTGACGAACTGGACGATCATCCGAACGGACGTTGTACTGCGGTGCCAATCGTGCGCGGTGTGGATGCACCCGAATGGGAAAAAGGTCCTGAATGGTTGCAGCGCCAGCCTGAAGCGAAACAACGCGAGATCATGGGCAACCAACGCTATGAGTTATGGAAGAGCGGCACGCCGTTGGAAACGATGACGGGCAAAACGCATAACGAGGTGTGGGGCAATAGCCCCAGACCGACCCCGATTGAGCAATTAGTCGGATCGTCAGAAGCCTGATGATCTGATTGTTGAAACCTGAGAGATTCAGAAGGAGTAACCGAGATGGCTACAGATCAAACGCAAGACCTGCAAGACGAAGAAACTGTCGAAGGTGAAACGTTGACCTTTGACGGCTGGATCAAGGACCAGCCTGATGATGTTAAAAACCTGCTGGAAGGTCATACCAAGGGCCTGAAAAGCGCGTTGGAATCCGAGCGGGGGAGCCGCAAGGATTTGGAAAAACAATTGCGCGAACTGGCAAAGAAGGCGGAAGCGGGCAGTGACACTGAAGCTCAGTTGACCGCCCTGGCAGACCAGCAGGCCACGGCCACACGTCGCGCCGATTTTTACGAGTCCGCACATCGGGAAGGTGTGACGAACCTGAAGCTGGCGTACACGGTGGCGGTTTCGGATGATCTGTTCGACAAAAAAGGGAATGTGGACTTTGCCGAGATGAAGAAGTCCTACCCTGAATTGTTCGGGCAGGCTCCAAGTGCAAACGCAAACGCTGGGAGCGGGACGAAGGTCCCGCCCAAACCAACTAAATCCATGAACGACTTCATTCGAAAATCGAGTGGGCGTTCGTAATCCCACCAGGCAACGATAAGGAGAAAATATCATGCCATACAATTCCGTAATCACCCGCAGCAATGCGGAAGCGCTGATCCCTGAAGAAGTCTCCAACGAGCTGTTGGTCAATGTCGAGGGATCGAATCCCGTCATGCAAATGGCGCGCCGCCTGACACCGATGAGCCGCAACCAGAAACGGATGCCTGTCCTTTCAGCGCTGGCTACCGCCTATTTCGTCACGGGCGATACGGGTCTCAAACAGACCACGAAGATCGAGTGGGCGAATAAGTACATCGATGCCGAGGAATTGGCTGTGATCGTGCCGATCCCCGAATCGGTGTTGGATGACGCCGATTACGATGTTTGGGGCGAGATCCGTCCTGAACTGGAAAAGGCGTTCAACAAGGCCATCGTGCAGGCCGTGCTTTATGGTTCGAATATCCCGTCCACGTGGACAACGAACATGGGCGCGGCTGGACTGGTGGCGGGCGCGCTCGCCGCTGGGCACGTGATCGACGCGGCAGATTACGCTGATCTGTACGAGGCCATTCTGGGCGAGAAGGCCGATGGAACTTCGGGCCTGTTCGGCCTGGTCGAGGAAGACGGCTTCATGATCTCGGGCACGCTGGCCGATATGTCCATGCTCCGCAAACTGCGCAACGTGCGCGATACCGAGGGACAGCCGATCTTCCGTTCGGGAATGACTGGCCCAACCGCGTACGCGCTGGACGGAACCCCCATCTTCTTCCCCGATGATGGCTCGGTTGACAAAGACCAGAGCTTACAGATCTCGGGCTTGTGGTCACAGTTGGTCTATTCCATGCGCAAGGACGTGACCTACAAGGTGCTGGATCAGGCCGTCATCCAAGATCAGGCTGGCAACATCATCTACAACCTGGCCCAGCAGGACATGATCGCCCTGCGCGCCGTGATCCGTTTGGGCTTTGCCCTGCCGAATCCGATCAACCGCATGAACACCAATGCTGCCACGCGGTTCCCGTTCGCAGTCTTGAAGTAGGAGGATGCCATGGGTCTCTTCCCGAAATCTGCCGAACTGTACAAGGCCCTTGTGGGCATTCCCCGCGGGCCGTTTTCCAAGATTTTCATCGTGGATCCGCAACACGGCGACGATGACAATCCTGGCAACACCTTCGAAGCTCCGCTGTTGACCGTGAAGGCCGCTTATGACCTTTGCACGGCCAATCACAACGATGCGGTGCTGTTGGTGGGTGGACCGACCGCCAATGCGCTGGCTGCCTCTCTGGACTGGGCAAAGGCGTACACGCACCTGATCGGCCTGAGTGCTGACCTGCCTGGCGTGGGCCAGCGGGCGCGCATCACGGGTTCCGCCGCACTGGACTTGACGTACCTGATCGATTTTCAGGGCGCGGGCTGCATCGTCAAAAACGTGCAGTTCTTCAACGGCGGTGATGCGGATGCGGATGCGGGCGCAGTGATCGTCTCGGGTGGCCGTTGCTATTTCGAGAACTGTTTCTTCGCTGGCATGGGTCACATTACCCCTGCCGCTCGCGCTGGATCGTACTCGCTGAAGTTGACGGGCGATGAGTGCACGTTCAAGCGCTGCACCATTGGCCTGGCCACCGTCCTGCGTGCGGCGGCCAACGCCGAGTTGTGGATGGCAGGCGAGTGCAATCGTGAGAAGTTCATCGACTGCGAATTTGTTTCGTGGTCGAACACGGCGGGCAAGTTCCTGGTGAAACTGGATGCGACGGCAGTGCCGTATACCACCCAGTTCGAGAACTGCCTGTTCAACAACTTCAAGAGCAACAATGGCGCAGCAGGCACCAACCTGACCGACGCCATCAGCGATGCGGCCACTCCGTTCCATCAGATCATCCTGCGCGGCGATAATCCGCTCGTGGGTGTGACTGGTTACAGCAACGTGGTTGGCAATGTGTACAGCGCCTGGCCTGTCCCGAATGCTGGCTATGGCGTAGCGATCAACCCGACCGCGTAGCCACTGAATTTGAAGGGGCGGACACAGATCCGCCCCAACAAGCTAAAGTTTTTTTGAAGGAGTATAACCATGACCGTTTCAACTCAAGTCAACGACCAGCGCGGAATGATGAAGATCGAAGTCACTGGCGTGGCTTCGGCCGCTAACGCTGGAATCGGCGAGGTCGCCAATCCCGAGGGTGTCAAACTCGGGATCCTGCGCACGTATCTGTATGCCCGCACTGGCTCGACTGGCGCTGTCAACCTGGACGTTGGCATTGCTGCGTCGGGTGCGAAGGGCACCGACATCCTGAGCACCTTCGATGGCGTTCAGGCGACCATCGGCGGCAAGCTTTTCTATTGCCAAGCCGTGCCCGTCAACGAGACGGAAGACGCCGTGATCTGGGACGCGAACGAGTATCTGACCTTCACAGGCTCGGCTTCGTCCGTGGGCCTGGATGCGGATCTGTATGTCGAGTACATCCGTCTGGCGTCCGAGTAACCGCTCACAACCCCAACCCTTCCCCCAAATAGTTTTTTGAATTTGGGGGAAGGGAGTTAGGTGAACAATGACCACACTTGTCACGGCTGAACAAATTGCTGAAGTGCGGCGCATGGTTGGAGAACCGACCACTGCGACGTATTCGGATGATCTGTTGATCACGTACATCGAAAAATATCCGCACCTGGACGAATATGGCGAGGAACCTACCACAGAGGATGGCGAGGCCAATTCTGAATGGACACCCACCTACGATCTACATGCGGCGGCGGGAGATATTTGGGAAGAAAAAGCGGCAACCGTTTCAGGAAAATTCGATTTCTCCGCGGACGGTGGAAGCTATTCTCCCAGCCAGGTCTATCAGCAATTCATGGCGCAGTGCAGGCATCATCGTGCTCGGCGGATGCCATCCACGGCAAGAATGGTCAAATCGCCGCCTGAAGAGCGGATGGATATGAGTTGGATCGCCAACTTACGGGACACGGATTGATGTTTGACGCTGCCGATCTTTCCCACATGCGTACAACGCAGACCGACCACATGCAGGATACCTGCGTGGTGCTTTCGTATGCCGCGGGCGTTTCCAATGAATTCGGAGAGAAAGACTCACCCACCTACACCGAGCAGGCTGTGACTGTGTGCGGGTTGGACATGCGTCCAGGATTTGAGCGCCACGGGCAAACGTTGATTAGCGTGCAGTATGACGCCACGCTGAGATTACCCATCGGCGCGCAGATCAAAGAGACGGATCTGATTCGGATCGTCTCCCGCTTCGATGAACCTGTAGAGGATATGGTTTATCAAATCCTGTCTCCAATTCAGCGCGGGCCATCTGGCATCCGTGTGGTGCTGGGAAAGGTCGTGCTATGAGCGGCAAGACGTATACCATTCCGCAGTTCGAAGAGGCGTTGAAGCGCCTTGGCAAAGAGGTCCGCGGCAAGGTGCTGGGACGCGCGGCGATAGCTGGCGGTTACGTGATCGAAGCCGCGGCCAAGATCAACGTAGGGAACACGTTCAATCCAAATTCTGGCAATCTGGCGGGCAGTATCAATACAGAGTTGGTCAAGACTACGGATCAAAACGCAGAAGTGGCGGTTGGTCCCAGTGTGATCTATGGTCGTATTCATGAACTTGGCGGAACGGTGAAACCTGTTCTGGCAAAGATGCTGCGCTGGAAGGATAAAGACGGTAATTGGTATTCAGCCATGAGCGTGACTCTGCCTGCCCGTCCTTACCTGCGGCCTGCGGTCGATAACAACGAAGAGAAGATCATGAAAGCGGTTGCCGAGAATTTGCGGATTGAAATCGAGGGCGCAATATGAGTGACATCCTGGCTTCGATGGCGGCCTACCTGGCGTTGAATGCAGACGTGACGGCGCTGGCAGGGACGCGCATTTATCCCATGCGGGCGCCCGCTCCCAGCACGAAGGAACCAAACACGTTGCCCTATCTCACGTTCCAGTTGATCGATGAACCTGTCGCTATCACGCACGATGCGAAGAGCACGTACAAAGCGCGGGTACAGGTGGACGCGCGTGCAGAGACGTACAAAGCCGCTCATGCGTTGGCGGATGCGGTCCACGCGGCGTTGCATGGCTATCGTGGTAACTGGTCTCCGTTCGATGTTGGTAGTGTTCTGCGCAAAAGCAAGGCCGATCTATCCGATATGGAAGTTGGTCTGGAGCGCTTGAGCCAGGACTACGTAGTCACGTATCGAGAGGAGTGACATGGCGAAGAAAAGTCAAAAATCAAATGTCGAAGAGCCGCAAGTGAAACGCGATGAACTTTTCACGCAGGAATCTTGGAAGGGCGTGAAAACGGTTTTCAAATGCGCACAATGTGGAGCGTTTCGCGATGAGCGGGATGCAATGATCGAGCATGTCCTGACGCACTATCCAGTGAGCGAGCAGGAAAATATTTTCAATCAACTTGTAAAGGAGTAACTGAATGGCTGCACCAACTGCAATTACTGTTCAACAGGTCAAAGGTCCGTTCGAGGCGATTACCGCGGGGGGAGCGGATTTCACGTTTGCGGCGGGCACGATCACCGATGGCGATACGTTCGTTTGCACAGGACGCGAACTCCTGTTGGTGACGAACACTGAAGTGACCGATCCCAAAACCATTACTATCACTTCGGTGGATGATGAAAAGGGCCGCTCGGAAGACATCGCCACCTATTCGCTCGCGGCTGGCGACTTCGCCGTTTTCGGCGTGGGTCTCACCAACTCAAAGGGTTGGAAGTCCACAGCGGGTACGATCCGCATCACCGTGTCCGCAGCGACCGTGAAGGTGGCTGTGTTGCGCCTGCCCGCGGGCTACCCGTAGAAGAGGAGCATCACCATGTTTCAATCTTCAGCTATCTGGGCCTATGGCTCGAAACTTCAACTGGGCGATGGGGCGGCGTCGGAAGCCTTTTCGGATATTGCCGAGATCACCGAATTGACTCCGCCACAGATGAGCCGTGACGACATCGACGTGACATCGCATTCGTCGAGCGATGGTTACCGCGAATTCATCAGCGGATTGCGTGACGGCGGCGAGGTGACTGGCAAGGCCAACTGGCTGCCCACCAACGCTACACACGATGACCACACGGGAATGCTGGCATCGTTCAACGATGACAGTAACCATAACTGGCGCATTGTCCTGCCGAATTCGCTGGTCACGATTGCGTTCCGCGGGTTTGTGACGGCGTTCGAGCCTGATCTGCCGCTGGAAGAGCAAGCGCAACTTTCGTTCACGATCAAGATCAGCGGGAAACCGACGGTGCTGTAATGGCGCCAGCCATACAAATCAAAGCCAGCCAAATCGCGAAGGACATCACAGTCACGGTGGATGTGAGCGGCTTTCGCGGATGGCAGATCCGATTGCAGGCCGCATTGCTTATCATGCGGTTTGCAATTTGGATCGCTGGATGCAGTATTGAAATCGAGGAGTAACCATGCCACTATCACGTGATGATTTTTTTGCCATTGATGATCTGACCGTCAAGGAACTCACCATTCCCGTAACGATTCCGAGTTGGGGCGGGAAAAAGGTGCTGATCCGCCAGCTGACGCGCGGCGAACAGGATGCGTACATGAAGCGTCAGTTTGGGGATGCAAGGATGCGCACCCAACGCAAGGACATGAACGGTGAGATTGCGCTTTCGGGGCTGTTTGGTCACGATGCCTGGTTGTGCGTGCGCGGCGTCTGCGATGAAAACGGCAAGCCGATCTTCAAGGATTCGGACGTTGAAAAGTTAAACCAGAAAAGTGGCGAGGCTATCGGTTGGATCGCCGCAGAGATCGTGAAATTCTCGCACATGGAAGAGGATGTGTCTGCTGAAGAGGCGCTAAAAAACTAACGGCCAACCCTGACCAGATGTTCGAACATCGGTTGGGGTTGGCGCTACACAAGAGCATCGGCGAAATCCGTGCCATGCCGTTTTCTGAGTTTAAGCGCTGGCAATTGTTCTATCTGGTGGAGCCATGGGGCTGGCCGAATGACGAATATCACACTGCCGCGATCCTAGCGATGCTATACAACGCCAACCGTGGCAAGAACAAAACAAGAGACGTAAAGGATTTCCAGCGCAACATGCTGGAGGCCGCGTTGAGAGAACTGGCCGAGCCGCTCGACATTACGCAGATACCACGCGATGAACTGGTCAAGATGATCAAAAAGGATTTTGGAATAGCATGACTACAGCCGCAACGATCACAGCAAATTTAGTCCTGGACAGTCGTGGATTTCAGCAGGGTGTCACGGCTGCGGGTGCTGCCACGGATAAACTGAAAGGCAAGATGAATACCCTGTCGGGCTTCATACAGCGAAATGCGGTGGCTATCGAAAAAGTGGGAGATGTAATGCAGACTGCTGGAAAAAAGATGACGTCATTCATCACAATTCCGATCCTTGCATTTTTTGCATTGCTCCTCAAAAAGGCGCTGGATGCAGATACGGCAATTGGAAAACTAGCCAATGAATCTTTACAGCGGTTGAATACGTCACTGGCCCAATTGGGAGAAAAATTCCTGCCGATCTTTATCAAGGTCGTGGACTGGTTGACGCAAATGATCGACAAGTTCAACAACGCATCTCCAGCCATGCAGAATTTTATTTTTATCTTGGTTGCGCTGATCGCATTGGCGGGACCGTTGTTTAGTTTTATTGGAACGATCATGTCGGTGGTGACTACGTTATCCACGATGGGGACCGCATTATCCACGTTGACGCCAGCGGTGACATTGTTTGGAACCACGCTTTGGACTGCCCTGGCTCCGATTATTCCAATCATTGTGGCGATCATTGCGATTGTAGCTGGCCTGTCATTTGTCATCTGGGCATTCGCCACTGATTTCATGGGTGTAACTACCACCTTGAAACAACTGTTCTTCGTCATCGGCTATGAGTTCAAGCGGCTTGGCGAGGGGATGAAACAGGGCTGGTCGGATGCGATGAACTGGATGGATAAACAGGCATCTAAAAGCGCGGACACCTGGAGCAGAAATTTCGAGCAGGCAGGTCAGATCATCCAAAAGGTTTTTGGCATGTCAATCGAATTTATTGCCAAAGCCTATTTTGGATTTATCGCGGGAGCTATTGCGAAAATCAATGAGTTCCGCAACTGGATGGCCAGCGCTGCCAGCTATGTTATGAACGCATTTAGCAGCGCATTCAACTATATTGCCAACGTGGCCTATAGCGTCATCAATGGCATCATCTCTGGAATCAACTCATTGATTGATGCCATCAACTCTTTGGGTTTCTCACTCCAAAGTTTGGAAATCCCGCCTGAATTGACGCCTGGCTCGCCTACGCCGTTTGAGATGGGTCTGCGCGGCATTACGAAGGCGATGGATAGTTTATCCACGCAGAGCATTCCGCAGTTGAATTCCTCGTTCGCCGCTCCGAATGGGATCGCGACCGTGGGAGCTGCGAAAACAATCAACATTACCGATAACCGTCGCTTCGCGGCTGGCATGGACGCGGGGATGTTGCGGACCGCACTGGATGACCGACTTGATGGTCTTACTGCCGCGCTGGGAGGCGTCTAATGACCGCACCTACTAATTTTCTGATTGCTGCACTTGCCACGGGTTCCAATCCAGATAACTGGTCGCAAGTGGAAACGCTATTGTTAACCGCCTCGGCAGATGTGACCCTGCGGGCTTTGGAATGGGAATATCAGCCATATTCCAAAGCGGTCGTATTGGGAGACGGTGCACAACGCGGGCTAGGCTATCCGCGGGCACGCTGGTTATTCAAAGGTCTGCGTCCTGAACAACGCGAGAACCTGAAAGATTTTGTGGCTTCGTTGTCTTCCGAGGTATATATTCGCACCCCCACCAACGAGACCAGCGCAGGTGTGCGCGTGTGGGATGATTTCCAATGCCTAATGCACTGGACCGCTGAGCCTGAATTAGTAGGTGTCAATTCTGTGGAAGGAGTGGAGATCCGCTTCACTCATTTGGTGGCAATCTAATGCGCGCCATAACTGTTACTGAACTTGGAAAACTGCGCTCCAATGGACAGTGGAGCAGGTTGTACCTGGCGGGGTTGGAAGCGCCTGCGGTGGTGTTTGCGGCGCGGGTGAATCAGGCGTTTGCGACGGCGGCGACGAAAGATAGCGTTTTGCAGGTCACGTATGACACGGTGACGGCGGGCGCGTATGGCGATATTGTGGTGGGACAAACGCTGTGGATCGGCTCTGCGGCGGGGCTGTGCGACGTGGGACAGGCGCGCATCCGCAAGGCGGCCACGTCAACCGTGTTGTATATCGGCACGGAGAGCGAGATCGATTGGGATAACAATCTATATTTGACGGTGGTCAACGAGTTCGGGCTGTGGCCGCGGCATTCACTGTGGACGAATGGCGTGCCCTACATGGACGCAGACGTGGCGTACAGCAACCAGCACGATGAATTTGCGCCGATTCCCGTGATGGGTTCGGATGCGGTCGTGGATGTGGTTGCCTATCCCGTGACGGTTTCATTCAGCGCGGCGGAATCGTGGGTGCCTGGCGGGACCATCTCCAGTTATCTGTGGGGCAAATCTGCGGGGGCACTATCGAGCACCACTGCATCCAGCACCACGCTGACAATATCATCCTATCCGAGCGACGGCGTGATCCGTGTTTCGTGCCGCGTCACGTCGAATGACAACGTGCAAACCACCGCGTACCGATTTGTGCACGTCTACGACGCCACGCATCGACCGCAGGCGGCGCAAATTGCCAGCATCGAGGGCAGTTATGATTCGGGCGGGTGGGCGTTTGATGTGGCGATGTACACGGACGTTTCCACGGTGCGGGACCGCACGCCGATCATTTTGTTTGCCAAAGACTATTACAGCGGCGTTTTGGAAAGCATCGGCCAGCAGAGCGGACGTGAGAACATTGTGTGCCAAGGGTGGGTGGATGGTGAGACCATCGACTGGGACGCGGAAGCGGGCATGGTGCGTTTTACGGTCAAGGGTCCGCAGTTCTGGCTCGGAAAAATGCCTGGCTTCCCGCCTGCGCTGACAGAGCAACGCTCCGCAACGGGATCATGGACGGGCATCCCGTCGCTGACAGTGGATCGGGCGCTGTGGCATTTGCTCCACTGGCATTCGACCGCCACGACCGTGCTGGATGTTAAGCTGACAGGCGATACACTTTATGCGGACACGCTTGAAGAATTGCCCACCGAATCACTGTGGGCGCAGATCAAAAATATCGCAGACCGAATTGTGGCCGTGCCTGGCTGTGACCGTTTCGGGCGGCTGTTCGTGGAAGTGGAACCGCAGTGCGTGCCAGTGGCGAACCGCACGTGGGTGGAAGTGATGACCATCACCGACGCCGATTGGACGGGGAGCATCAAATTGACGCGGCGCACGGTGGGAGCGGTGGCGCAACTCGATTTGTCGGGAATGGCCTACACGGTCCCGAATGCGAGCGGACTGCCGTTTTATAGTTTGTCCGCTGGGCACACGTTCACGCGCTACGGGTCGATCGAGTCACGGGAAAAATTGTTGGTGGCCAGCCAGGCGCAATCCAATGCCCTGGCGGGCTTGATCATGGGCCAGCGTAACAATCCGCTGCCGAATATCGAGTTGGCGTTTGCAGGCAATAACCGCATGTTGGATGTTTTCCCGCGGTCGTTTTGTAATCTGGCGTTCGACGCCTCCACCAACCTGCGCGGGCTGGAATATGATGGACGGGTGATCGTGCGAAACATTTCGATGCAGTGGGATGCCGAGAATGGGTCACTGAGTCCCACTGTCACGTGCGAGGCGGAGAGTTTCCCGATGCTGGCTGTCAATGGCGATCCGCCCGCGGGCACGTCGCCGTTCCCACCAGCGCCGCCACCGCCTCCGCCACCGCCACTTCCGCCCACGGGTGGGGGAGGAGGCGGGACGACTGAAAAAGGTCCGCCCTTCGCGGCCATCTCCACCACCAATTACGGCATTTTGTATTCGCTGAATTTCGACAAGGAAAATCCTGAATGGCTGTTCTGGAACGGCGGGTTGTCAGCCACGCAATACGAGGGCACTTCGGTCAGCCGCCCTGGCGTGCGGATCATGCTGAGAGATGCGGCGAGCGGATATTGGTATATTTTGGTGCATGATTCTGCCGATGCTGTTGTTGCGGCGGATGGAGATTGGCGCGGGTGTACGCACATATTTTGTTCGCCTGGCCCTGGCGAGGACTGGGTGGAAGTGCTGTATGCAGGCGATACCAACGTGGGCGCTCCAGAGCGCATCGATGAACTTGGAATTATGCGCACGATCTACCAATACAATTCCGACGCCAGACGAATTATCGCCCTGCTGGTGGATAGCGCTGGACAACTGGCGGCCATTGGCGGCACACGCGGCAACATGCTGTTGTATTATGGCAACGCGGGCGGCATGGTTGAAATTCCGAAGGCGTATGGGGTAAATTTCGAACTGTTGGCGTATTTCCCCGAGGCGGCGCTATTTGAAATCAACAGCGGCACATACTATGTCGTGTTTTCGGAAAACAACGTATTCCAAACGCGCTCCAGCGGACTGGCAACCGTAGGCGGAATCTATCAAGGAAGTTTTTTCCCGAATAATGATTTTGGGAATTTGACAGATGGCAATGCACCTGCGGAGGCGTCGGTCAATCGCTGGGGCTGGATGCTGCCCATTACGGGAGAGAAATTCCTGTGGGGCAAGGGCGATCTGCTTTTGTGGGGCGATGGCAGTGACGCCTGGATATGGCAGGAAGATGATCTCCCCATTCTGCCCGCACCCATGACAGGACAGTGCTACATTGCGAGGGATGCAACAGGCGCATTTATGATGGGCGGAGGCTATGGCGTCATCGGTCAGCGTTCCAGCGATGCTGGCCACACGTGGAGCAATGTTGGCCTGGGCGGTGATGGCGGCATGACCGTGGGATTTGACCGCTGGGGAAATTGCGGCGATGAAGAGCAATGGGTTTCTGCCACCGTGGAAAAAGTTTTGCTCACGCTGGACGGCGGCGATACCTGGATCAACAAACAGGGCAACCTGGCGCACGTTGCGCCTCTGTGCAGTATCGTGCATGTCTTCGGATGGTATCAATAATGGACTCAATCAAAAAATTATCGCTGAAAATCCAAGAGACAATCACGCGCTCATCACGCGTGAAAATGTGGCCTGCCACCATCACGGGCGATGGCTCGAAAACGGGATACTCCAAGGTCAAGTTCACCAACGGCATGGAAATGGACGTGCTGAATTTGCGCATGTCCAGCGTGAACGGTCTGAAGGTGCGCGTGGGCTATGACCCGATCATGCCCGAACTTTTGCAGGTGCTGGGCCTGCGGGAGGAGATCAACGTTGGCGGAGGCGGTGGGGGGAATTGGAATTATCACATCCCGAACCATCACGGCAATCACGAATATCCTGGACCTGATACGGTCTGGATGCAGGGCAAACAATTCCTACCGTTGGCGGTCATGCCGAAATCGGGTTTGACGGTGCGCGTGTATGGCACAACGGTGAAAACATCCACGGGCTGGTCGCAGATCGCGTATCAGGATCTGGACTTGACCGATCACTACGCCGAGACGGATTATCTGCGCGATACGATCTATGTGCTGATCGAGTTGCTGGCAGATGGCACGCTGCACCTGGTGGACGGCGCTACGCCTGTGGCATTGTCCACGCTGAGAGCCAGTGACATCCCTGAACCATCGGCGGCGGATGCGCGTCCGATTGCGGCGGTGAGGCGGAGCACGCACAACCAGGACGAGATCAAGAGCGACGTGCGGGCGGGACAAGTCAACGATATTGTGGATCTGCGATGGGGGTTGCTGGCGGAAGGTTTGACCGATGCTCCCGCCGATGGAACCACTTACGGACGTAAGGATAATTCCTGGGTGGAAGTGGCCAGCACGCTTATCGACCATGACCATTCTGCCGCGGGCGCGGGCGGAACGACTCTGCAATTCGCAAAAGACATTTTCCGTTTTGGGTTCGTGGTCAACTACGCGGGCACGCAGGAAACCACAATTGCATTTGACGGAACCAACACATTCACGCTTGCGCCAACAGGAACGACCTGGAGCTATTACCGAGCGGGAATCAAGTACACCATCACGGGCAGTAAAACCGTCACGCTGGCAGTCAGCCCGCCCGCGGCGCGTGGAAAATATTACATCTACATCGACGCCACCGATGGGACCTTGACCGCATCCACCAGCGGATGGAATTTGCGCGATACGAAAGTGCCCGTGGCGAGCATTGCCTGGAATAATGCACTGACGCCAAAATTCAAAATGAGCGACGAACGCCACAGCTGCGCAATGGATCGCCGCTATCACTGGGAGCATCATTATTCGGAAGGAAGCGAAGCCATCGTCTCGCCCGTTTTGAGCGGGTACAGCGTGGCGCCCGTCTCGCCTACGGACACAGATAACACATTCGCGATTGCCGAATCCTCAATGGCGGATGAGGACATGTATCACGTCCTGGCCGCGCTGGCAGATGGAAATGGAACAACGGCGCAATACATGACCACCTATCCCGCCACGGGTGCGTTCGATTGGGCGCTCTCTGCCGTCCCGTTCAAATATGGGACATATATCCAATACAACAACGCGGGCACAATGGCCGATGGTCAAAGCGGAAAATACTATAACTGGTATTTTCTGATGACAAACTTTGACGGCGATGGCCGCTTCGAGTTCCTGCCAGGCAAAGCAGAATATGCCAACCTGGCCGCGGCGCAGGCTGAAACATTTCAGAGCCTGACAAAGACCAACCTGCCGCTGGATGAATATATCGCCTGTTATCAAATCACCTATTATGCCAATTCATCCTACGCTACAAAGGGAAAATGCCGCATGGCCGCGGAGCCGAAGTTTATTTCGATCTCCGCTTCGGGCGCTTCGGCGTCTGGTTCGGCGGATCACGAAGCGCTTTCTGGACTTTTGGGCGGTGCGCCAAACGATCACTATCATCTGACGGGAACGCAGGCCACCGATCTGACTGACGGCGGCGCGAGCACGCTCCACAAACACAGCCACACTAATATGGATGATATTGGCACGAACACCCACGCCACCATTGACACGCATCTGGCCAGCACGGCGAATCCGCATGGCGTGACCGCAGCACAGGCGGGGGCGGTCCCGAACGATGGATGGATCGCCACCACGCTGACGGGCACGCCGCGCACGCAGGCGTACACCAACGATCCCGCGGCGGGTGCAAACATCACGCTCAACATGGTCAACACGAGCGGCTTCGCGGCAGGCGATTACGTTTGGGTTTCATCCAGTGCAGGCGGCGAAATGGCGCGCATCGCGTCGGTGGTGGCGAATACCAGCATCACCGTGGACAACCTGACGCTCAACCACACGACCACCACACCATTGGTGGCCGCGTATTGGTTCACGCCGAGCGCAGACCCAACGGCATATTTGCAAAAGGGGGACAAACTAAAATTTACCCAATCCACGACGAAATATTATTACGTTGTGGCCGTGACCGCTTCGGTGGTGACTCTCGCACCAACCACGGATTACACGCCGAGCGCGACGGCCATCTCTGCGATCTATTATTCCAACATCGAATCGCCGTTCGGTTTTCAACCCTGGTGCAACTATGTGCCATCGTACTCTGCCAGCGGGTCCATGACGTTTACAAGCGTGACAACGACCGCGGCGAAATATATCCTGATGAACTCCAATACCGTGTTTGTGATCGTCAATGGCACTGGTACTACAGGAGGAACCGCTGCCACCAATTTGAGCGCTACGCCACCTATCGCATCGGATGGCGTTGGCGTGAACATGGCGTGTACCACCCGTGACGCCACTTCGGGCGGCGCGGCGCTGGGCACTGGCCGCATCGCAACTAATCTGCTGGTCAGCAAGGCGGATATTTCAAACTATGGTCTGGGATCAGGCCGTATTATGTTCATTTCTGGGTTATATACCTTCTAAGGAGCAATCATGAACCAAGTTTTACAGACGGATTTTGAAAATGCGTTGGATCCAAATATCGAACTAGTGGGAACCTGTCTGTTCGATACTCCTAACGCACTGGTCGGTACCACGTCACTTCGGATGGTGACAGATCCATCCGAAGCGCCTTATTATTTTTGGTATTGGCACCATAACCTGCCAGTGCAAAGCGGTGTCGTGCGGTTGGAAGTAACCGCGGCCATCAACAACAACGTCCGTTCCTTTGGCATTGGATGGCAGATCGTAAAAAATAACATGCTGGCGATCATGTTTGCCCGCATCAATTACGCCAACAATCGGATCGAGTTGGTACAAAACACCAATCCACACATTTGGCAAACTGTGGCCGAACCTGTCCCGTTGGCGCTGCGCAGTAATAATCCGCTCAAAATTTTTCGATATTCGCTTGACCTGGATGTGGATACGCTGACCTATAAACGAGTCTGCATCCATGACTTTTTGAGCCGCACCCTGCCAAACGAATATATCTATCTGCTGAACATCGTCAACATTCCCACGCCCTACCAGGAATCAGATAGCATGACGATCAAAATCAATCCGCAGGGCACTGAGGGCGTCACTGCCGCGGTATGGCTGGACAATATCCGTGTGTTCAATGAAGTGTGA